GTGAGTGTGTCCAAGGTGGCAGATACGAGATCGTCTAAATTATCATCGACTACCTGGAGCTTGGTATGGATATTTGTGAGCGTGTCCTCTATATCGCTGATTATCCGCTCATGAATCACATGAAGAGTATCAACTACAGCCGGTAAATCCGTGTCATGTAGATCATCGATAATATCGTCGGCTGCCTGCAACTTTGTATGAATGTCAGTTAAAGTATCGGCAGTGGCAGAAACTAACCCATCAAGATTATCGTCTACCACTTGTAACTTAGTGTGGATATCCGTCAAAGTGTCAGGGGTAGCGGACACAAGACCGTCGAGATTATCGTCAACCGTCTGAAGCTTTGTGTGAACGTCGGTAAGAGTGTCACCAGTCGCAGATTCAAAGTCCCACATACGAGAATGGATAGATGTTAGTGTATCGCTGAATTCCGGGATTGTGAGATAAATAGTTGATCCCGATAGCTTGAGGGTTTCTGCTCGTGGTGTAGAGCTTTGATTTACAGACAACGCCAGTACTAGGAGAGCAGCCAGCGTCACATAAAAGCATTTTTTCATTTTAATTTCCTCCAATCAAAGAGACATTGTGGGTTATCATCGCAGCCGTTCCCCCGGCTTCGGTAAACCATCTGAACCGTATAGAATCGGCAATCGCCACATTGTCCCATTCAAAACCGAATACCCCGTCTGCATCGTAGGAAATGGAGTCGGCCCATACGCTGACCCAATCGCTATTTCCTATTTTAGCTTGGAGTGCAACCGCCAGACTGTCGTCTATGCTCGATATGGTGAAAAGCCACAAAAGGTTTGTGTATCTTCCGCCACCGCAGAAAACGGCAGTGCTGTTGCCGGGTGCCATCATAGATGTCGTGTCGGTTTGTGCAAAGCGAATCTGCTGTCCTGCGGCTGGCGAAACGCAGAGCAAGCAGACAATTGTGAGTAAGAGTGTAATCTTTTTCATGTTTTTCCTCCAGGCATAAAAAAAAGGCCGAACGCGAATGCGCTCAGCCCGGTTGTCCCGATACTGATTTCGTTAGTTTATTCTATGTCATGCTGCGAATATTTACTTTATAGTCTCGGTTTTCTCCAGATGTGTAGATTTTCCCCGCGCAAAATGAATAGTAACATGTCCGTAAAAGAGACGATTTTTCTCCACAACGTCGGCATTATCAATAATAGTCTTAATTTCATCTATAAATTCATCGATGTCAAGTGTTTTTTGAGTCATTTGTAGATTTATTTCATATTTTTGCCAAATAAATGCATATTGCACGGAAAATTGTCATCCCCGTGCTGCTTTTTCTGCCGCTTCCATAATCACAAGTGCAATAAAAACCATTATTGGTAATAAGGCTACTGCACTCAAGGAATATTCTCTAAGATAGAACGCTATTACGGCACCCAGAGTGAAGGGGCTGGCGATAATAACCCACACTATCTCAATCCATCCTGCCTCATATTCTTTTTCGCTAACGAGCGGGTCGTAAAATTTCATTTTTCCATTGCCTTTTTCAGTTTTTTTGCCGCTTCTTCAACTTTATTACCTGTTGCTATATGAAATCCGATACCGCTATGAGCTACACAGTGATTCCGTGCCTCCGCTGCCGTCCATTCGTCTGCCGGGTACTGATATTCATATTCAGCAGAGACCGCTTCACGCCCAACTCGCGGAATTCCGGAAAGAACATGATACCTTTTGCCTTCATGTGTCTGGTCGCGGTGCCCGGTAGCTCTCACCGTCACCACTCTACGTAACTCACAGACATGTCTATCAGGGTAGGGCATATTTACCTCACTTTCGGGGTCATTAAACGTGCCATTACTCGTATTAATGCCTTCATTTCCAATGTCAATTCTGGATCGCAAAGCTCACAACTTACGTGGGCATAATCCATTGTCCGCATCTCAGGCACTTCCACATTGTTTCTCACCTCACTTTCCCTTCATTCCCGTTTCATAGGCATTCATCAATTTCTTTTTGGGGGTGAATAAAAACGAATTGTACTGGCATATTATGTCGAGGCCATAAATGTCAATTTTAGCGGCTTCAAACCCTATTGCCCTGAATTTCCCAAGTATGACTGATATCGAATAGCCTTCATCTACGATTTGCAGCTTGTCTTTGATATGCACATATGCCATGCACTGATAACGTTCGTCAGGGAGATTCAAGAATATCCATGTGTTTTCATGGGAATGCTTCTTGATGGCTTCCATGAGTTTGTCAATATTACCCTTTGGGATATGCTCGAATACATCCACCATGACAATACCGTCGAATTTCTTTCTCAAATTGAGCTCTGTTATATCAGATATGATATATTTGATGTTCTTGTGCGCTGATTTCTTACGAGCAAAAGCAATAAGTTTAGGTGATATATCGACCGCTGTCACAATTCCCCCGCATTGAGCAATCCAGTGTGATGTGAGCCCTGTTCCACATCCGAGGTCGAGTATTTTTGCACCACGTCTTATAAGTGAGCTAAGTTTGACCCTGATATGTCTATGGCGTTTATTGCTGATCACATGATCTTCCTTGAGATATTCCAAGTAATCGTCATAATATGCTATTATTTGATCTTTACTGGCTGGTTTCATGGCATTTTCCTATCCCTTCCCATATTTGTGAGTGATTTTAAAAACATCCTCTTTGGGGATAGACATCCTTTTGTATCTGGGTGCAGAGATTTCTTCAGGCATTTTAGTGCTGATAATTAGAATTGATTCGAGAAATTCCCTGAGTGAGGATTTTGTTATCTTCTTTTCTTCCGTAAAATCCTTATCCCAGAATTTTACTGAGTATTGGGGACCCCTATGGTCCGTAAAATGCCCGCAGTATATACCTACTCCCCACTTTAGTATATTATGATGTGTTCTATATTCTTGACAAAAAGGTACTTTAAATAATACTAATTCCCCTTTTTTAAACTTTTTTCTCTTTTTCTTGCTTTTAGCTTTCATGGCATTTTCCTCTCCTTTTGAATAAGTGTAAGATCATCGATGAGGTTCTTGATGGTATCAAAACCATTCAATTGGTTAATAGCATATACGGTAAGGGCCATGAGCACGGGAATATCATGTTTCCTGTGGGCCATATCATGGCTCATTGATTCCGGATTAGTCAAACTGTACCAGTAAGCTTTTTTCGATTCTGTGATGCTCTTGAATATACCGGTGCCGAAAAGGTACGTGATTACAATCGAATCCTGCACGGCATTGATATGACCGACACCGGCCTTTTTGAATATGCTGCCAAGTTCTTCATATGCGTTCAGCATTACGGTACGCCGGAATAATGACCGCCGTGTAATAATGCCGCGCCCAATTTTACACTGTTTTTCCAGAGCTTTGAGTATAGGACCCTGCTCACTGTGCCATATTTCTCCTGTTAGCGTCCCATCTTTCTCTACAAGCCTCGTGGGTGCCGCAATATGGACGCTTGAGGGTATTGTGAGCCGTAGTGTTAGCAGTTCATGTAGCAGGGCAGGATGAAACGGGTCGTCCGCATCTTGGAAGAACACATACTCGCCCGTTGCATGGCGTAACCCGGCTTCCTCGGCGTAGAAGGTTCCGGCATTGTCTTCAAGACCGCATCCGGAATAACTTCCAATGCCATGTTCCATGAATACATCCCCGGCTTTAAGCATCGCAGCGAATGTCCCATCAGTTGACCCGTCGTTCACAATCACCACCTCGATATCGTCGGGATCGAGTATACCAGGGCAGGGGACACCTTCGGCTATTTCCCGGGCACGTTTCCCGATATACTTCCCGGCGTTATATGCTGGCATGATGATTGTGATAAGGGGGTTTTTCATTCTTTAGCACCTCGAAAAATCACGGAATTTCAACACGGATAGAAACGTAAGCGCACCCCTGGTATACTCTTTCTCCACAAAAATAATTATGCAATTCAATAGCTTCAACAGCGCATGATGTTTCCATATTAAAATCTACAATAAGGCGATGAATGGTTTTCTCAAGTTCTGCTTTTCGCGCTATCACATCTTCAATATTCATTTCCCCATCCTTTCGAACAGTTTATCCCGTGCCGCTTGGTGATTATTAAACTCTCGCCAGAATTGACGGCGTTCATGACGCTTGTAACCCGCACTCACCATCATTTCGTCGAGTGATTTGAGCACGAATACACCACGTTTCACCCGCCATGCGTAGTATTTCTGCACAATCCAGCCGATCATTTCTTTTTCCTCTTTCCTAAGCGGTCAACGAGTGCTTTCAGTTGCTTCACCTGATTTGCCCGTGTCCAACCCTGATTGATGACATATTGACGGTATTCTTTGTTTAAATATATCCCCCCGATTGATTTTACAGCCATATCTATGTCATTGAATAACCAACTTATGGGGTATAATTTCTTCGCACCCTTAAAGTTATGAATTACCGGGCGCAATCCCCGTGCTGCACCTTCCATGATGTTGTACGGGTGCCCTTCGTGAATACTCGTTGACAGGATCACGCCCTTGCCTTCCCAGAACGTGTTCATATCCTCCACAAAGCCGTAATACAGGATATTGTCGGCAATACACATCTCTTTTGCCATGTACTCCATGTAAATTTTATACCGGTTATCCTGAAACGCTCCGGCAACATGAAGTTTATAGTTTGAATCCTGCTTCACGAGTTCCGCCATGATTTGAAGTGCCATCACCGGCTCTTTCTTGTGATTGATATTGCACACATAGGCGATATTGTGCATGTTCAGGTCTTCGTTCATCTCGATAGTGTCAATGTCAACGCCGTTGTACACGACTTTCGTACTGACACGCTTTTGAATGTCAGGAATATAAATTTTCACTATATCCCGAATATGCGGAGCCACGAACACCAGATAATCGATCATAGTCCAGTCGATATGCTGCGGCATATTCGTAAATGCTTCATAACTGTGCAGTCTCAGGATAACACCCTTCTTCTTCAGGTCGTATATCTTGGTTGCCTCGATAGCGATCTCGTTCGCCCATTCCAGAAACACGTAATCCGCCCATTTGACAGCGGCGATGATTTCCTGCTGTGAATTGGCATAATACCGGCGTAACTGATATGCCGGAAACTTCTCGAATTCCTGCACAATTGGCTCGATGAATGATTCAAGACCCTTGCCACAAACGAATGCAAGCTTTTTCTTCATAATTTTCCTCCGTTTAAAAGATCAATGGCGGATAAACAAGCGGGTGATATTTCTATAACAGAACTACAGGTACGATTATCATGCTTTGCCATATGTTCTGTAGCGAATTTTGGTTCTTCTTCACTTGGTACCTCAACCTTTACCAGATGCCCGTCTTCGGCTTGGACATACTTAAAGTTTTTCATGGTGTCTCTCCTTTTCAGATTTCATTTTCGAGTAGCCTCCTGGCGAGTTCTTTCTTTGATAATTCTTCATATTCGATTCCAAGTAAGTTGCCAATAAACATGAATATTCTTTTAATGCTCATGGTTTTACTTCTCCTTTCACTTTCAGCACCGACTTCTTTAGCTTCAAACCTTTATCGAAATTATCCCGCAACCAGTACGGCGTATTCTTGTACCCCAGCAGCCGGTCACCGTTCTTTTTGATGTATGACTGCGCTTTCACTGGTATGCTGGCCGTAAACCGGCTCTGATTGATCTCTCCGGTCTTGATGTACTTCACAAATTCGTTTGGTGGCAAATTGTTGTACGTAGCGATGCACATACACAGAGGATGCCACCCGACAAACTGGAATCCTTTCGGGTACTCACCGGCAAGTTCATCACAAATGTCGCTCACCGGGTGACTTGCCGATAACTCGATGGTAACGCTGGTCACAAACGGCAATCTGCTGTTCTGTAGGTGATCACTCATTCGAAACGCCATATTCATCTCGGTTGCCGCCAGCCGAATAGCCTGGAAGTTTAAATTTCTCCCGGGAATAAGTTTGCCGGCGTACCGTATCGGGTGCCCCTTGACAAAGCCCTTCAACTCTCTCGACAGCCTGATTGCCGATTTCCCCTCCAGCACGCCGGTTTTTATCAGCCTTTTCATTTCGCCGTTAATACCGTCCGTGATCTCCCATACTCTCTTGCTGAGATTCATACCGGCTTCGGCACGGTCAAGGAAAGCATTGAGCGCATTGATATTCGGAGTTACGAAACTCTGGTAAAGGCTATCGGATATCTTGATGTTTGACAAATACCCATTTACCAGCGTTTCGCTCTTGTTGTTCGCAAGATTCCACTGGTTACGGACGCCGGTTTCGATATTGCCCTGAATCTGTTTCTTGAGTTCGGCGAGACGGTCGCTCATGATAGTTAATTGCGCTTTTTTACTGACTACCGTAGTACGCGATAATCGTTTGGCAATATCCCTCATGGCGCTGTCGATCACGCCGCTGATTTCCCTGTTGCGCAGGACAATGTCACGGATATGTTCGCGTTCGTAGGAGTTCATTTATCCAACCCATGGATTTGTTTTTACTATATCTTTAGGAATAAAAGCATTTTTAGGTAATTCATCTTTTTTGTAAAAATCTTGTATTCGCCAGCATTTAAGAGTGGGATCAACAAAAGCCTGACGTCTCACCATATTGCCGCCCATAGGCTTTCCGATATAAAGACCGCACCACTTGCATATCCATCGCCTGCCGCTTGCCTTGCTATCGTCAAGCCACCCACCATGAGGTTTCCATGTACCTACTGATTTACACTCGGGACAACGGAAGCGATCTCTCATGCCAATCATACGAGATAAATCACATATTTGATGCCAGATAGTCCAGATGGCATTTTTCATTGTTCCCCCCTTTTTTTTAATGTATCATGAACACAATCTCCGGCACGGCATTTTAAAAGCGTAGACTGCAGAATACACCCCTGTAGGGCAAGGTACTCCCCGTCAGAATACTGCTCAACCTCATCAAACAGCTCGCGGAATTCGTCATCTCCGAACAGGTGCAGACCGTCGAACATCTCGACAATCCAGTCGCCAGGAACAACTTTATAATAATGTCCCTCGTCTTCATAACCTAAATTACCATGTTCCGATTCGAGTTTATACCAATCCTCTGTATATGGTGGCTTGGGATAGAATATTACTGCCGGATGATCACCGTCTTTAAACCACTGCGTAGCGGTGAAGATGGGCTGTTTTAACTGGACTTGCATGGTGTTCTCCTTATGCTCTCCCGTGTTTTTGTACCCTGTTTATCGTTTCCAGCAACGAGATAAATCGTTCCACCTTGTCGATCAAAGAATGGTAGTATACCGGCGACGGCATATGAATGTTTATGTCGCTCCTCAGTTCGGCAATAGCGTCTAGTGCTTCCTGCTGTATGGGACCATGCTCACACTCTGCCATTATTCA